TCTGCTATGGTATAATATTGATACTTACCCTTAAGATGAGGAGGAAATGGTATTGGAACAAGTGACGACCCAGTTTTTAGTGAAACTAATCGAGCTACAGTGTCAATTGATGTTGGCTGCCCTGTGCCAAGATCGAATATGCCAGAACCCGCAGTGTTTTGTAACACTATCTTCACCAGATCCCCTACCCACACATAGTCTCGAAGAACCTCATCAGACCCCTCGAAGGGATGCACCTGTTGAGTTGCCCGAGCCTGCCACCAGAACTGAGACACAAGACTTGCCATCAGACCCTTTGACTCTTCACCAGATCCATAGACATTAAAGTATCTGAACCCTTGTATGTGTTCAAACTCATCTATGTTATCCATGACCCAGTAGTCAACTGTAGTTTTAGATAGAGCATAATAATTTAATGGATTTATTTTATCTTTTTGTGTACCATATACTGATGCTGAACTAGCATACTTGACTGGGATCTTATGTTTGATTGCTTTTTTAAATAATTCTATAGAAAATACAATATTATATTTGTAGATAGCATCAATATTAATATTAGTTGTAGATGATAGTGCACCCTGATGTATTATCATGGATACCTTATCCCATTCGTTAAAATTTTGTAGAAAATTAAAACAATTATCTATATTAACTTCGATCAAACCATCGTATGAACACACTGTTTGAAAGTGCTTCCCAATGAATCCATCAGATCCTGTGAGGATAATCATGCTATATTCTTTACTTTATATATTATAGCATAGATAAATACTAAAAAAAGTGCTTAGAGCCGTGATAGGAAGACTTGCATCGTTAAAAACTACATTTCAACTGGGTACAGTATCAAATACCTTATTGTATACTGCTACCGATTTGATTACAATAACTGTCTCGGCAGCAAACCAGACAGAGGATAAACTAACTCATTCAGTTTCCATATCAGGTGACAGTGGTATTAGGAACGCAATAATTAAGACAGGTGGTAGTGGATATGTTGATGACACCAATGCATCACCCACTGGAGGTAATGGATCAGGAGCAGTCGTTGCTTATACAACAACAGGTGGAGTAGTAACAGGTTTAGATTTTGTATCAGATGGTGCTGAGTATTTGGTGGGTGATATTCTTACCCTTACTAACCCTAATGCAGGTGGTGTTACATCTATTGGTGGTCTTATCGTGGATTCTCAGTCAGGATTCGCAGGTGGTAGTGGGTATTCACCAGAGGGATATATCTATGGTGTTGCTACAACTGCAGAGACTGGAACTGGAACAGGGTTAACGGTTGACATATATGTTGATGGAAATAACAAGATAACTTCTGCGGTGCTTAAAGATCAAGGCCAGGATTATGAAGCAGGAGATATCATTGAGATAACAGGTGCTAATGGTGCAGGAGCAAAGTTTGCTGTCTCTACAGTTCATGGTAACAGTGCTACATTAGAAGTCACTGAGGTATATGATAATAAAGACTCAGATTACCTAGCATATGGTATACCAATGGAAGTTGGTGGCAATGCATTGTATGAGAACATAACATTGAAGAAAGGTGATACAATTTATGTTGCTTCATCTGAACCAGGCGTTAGTTTTGTAGCGATAGCATCCAAGACTTATCCAAATATAAAATTAGACATACAAAATAAATTAGGAAGACAGAATGCATTTATTAGTAGCACTGCTTACCCTCAAATTAATGACAATATAGGACTAGCAACTGCTCTTTATGATGGTGTAGCAACTTTACATGTATCAAATAGAAACTCTAACAAAGGTGCATCAGTATCATTAGGTATAGCATCAGGAAGTCTTGATACATTTAATGTTGCTGATTACTTTGTGTTTGGAATGAGGTTACTACCTCTTCAAGATATGGTCATTGACAATATTGGTATTGCTAGTGGTCAAACTTTAGTCACAAGATCATCACAAACTGATGTGGCATTTGCTGCTTACACAGAACCAGTAGTCGAAGGACCTAGTGGTGTAGGTACTGATGGTGATGTTAATACAACAGGTATTATAACTGCTGCTCAGTTCATTGGAGATGGTTCTGGACTAACTGGTGTCACTGCTGCAGGTTTTGGTGTCAGTATTACTGACAATGGTAGTAACATAGGTGTTGCTGCTACTATAAACTTTGGAGAGTTCTTAGATGTTTCTCCTCTTTCTGCAGGTATTGCTACTGTTAGTGTATCAAGTGTAGTAGGAACTGCTCAGACAGCACAAGTTGCTAATGCTCTTGCTGTAGGTGTTGCTGTTACCCTTGCAACTAAAGCAATCAATGCTGACTATGCAGCAGTATCAGGAGTCTCAGGAGTTTCATCAGCATGCTCAGGTAATGCTGAGACTGCTAGTGTAGCATCTGGTATCACAAGTGATTTTGATATCATTACAAACAATCCTATCAGAACATTTGACTTCTATTATGGTGATGGATCTAAACTAACAAATGTTACTGCAACAGGAACAGGTTTTGAATTAAGAGACAGTGGATCTACAGTAGGAGTTGCAGCAACAGTAAACTTTGGTTTAAGTTTAGATGTTAGTAACATATCAAATGGTATCAGCACAATATCAGTACAGAAGGTTCCTCATGCTGACATCTGTGGTGTTGCTAGTTACTCTGACAAATGTGGTGTTGCTACCTTCGCAACTAACGCAGGGATCGCATCTAATGCCCTCAATGCTAACTTTGCTGCTGCTTCATCGTTCTCTACCTTAACAGGTGCTGCAGAGACTTCTAAGAGTCTTTACACAGAGTTCCAAGGAAACTTTAAACCACTACCAACAACCATAGGTAACAAGACTGCAAACCATAGGTATCTTGGCATAGGATCTGATAGATCAGTCAATGTCCAAGGTTATGAATCACCTTACTTAAGGTTTGAGGTAGGACAGACATATAGATTCAAACATACAAACAACAACATTTATCCTCTTAAATTCTATTATAATGCTGCAGGTACTGCAGTTGGATTTGGTACTACAAGTCCAGTAGAAATGACTCAGGGTGTTACTGTAACTGGATCTCATACAGATATTGAGATTACTGAGGACACACCACAGTTATTCTACTATGGTATGGGTGTTGGATCTACTATGGGAAGTATGGGTAACTCTGTACAAGTATTCAACAATGAGTTCCATAAGTTTGTAAAGGTTGGAGAGTACAAGAACCTTGCAGGACTTAAGACATGTACACACACTCAAATGTTTGAGGGTCGTGCTACTGCATGGTACATGAATACTAACTTAGGTGTAGGTAACAGCGACTATGTACCTGGCGATAGATCACACAATGTAAGTTCTATAGTACAGAATAGTACAGGTGTTTATACTGTTAACTTTGCTGATGAGATGAATGATAATAACTATGCTGTAATGATTGACGGTAGAGGAACTACCAATTTTCCTGGCGGTATTGTAAGAGCAACAGTATATGATAGAACCACAACAGGATTTGGTGTAACGATTTACAACAGCATCCCCGCAGTAGAAGATCTAAGAGATGTCAACATAGCTGTGTATGGAGGTCAAGATGGAGAACCTACATTCCTCTAAATAATATTTTACCTGTGCTATAATGAGTCAAACGGTTTCTGTTGATAACATGTTTATAGTATATTCCATGAATGGATGTCCATATTGCGAGAAAGTAAAAGAGTTAATGAGGTTGACAAAACAGCAGTATGTGGTGTATACTTTAGACGAGCACTTCACTATAGAAAACTTCGAGGAAGAGTTTAATACAAGAACTTTCCCTCAAATTCTTCTCGATAACAAGAGAACAAGTCAAAGGAATCATATCGGTGGTGCTGCTGAGCTTGCTCAGTATTTTAAGGAGAATCTCTCTTCCTAAATAAAATCAATTACTGGAGGTAATGATGCTAGCTCTATCATTAACTTTTGGCATACTCCTACTCATAGGAACAGCAATCGTATCAGGTATGATTGGTTGGGTGCTAAGAGAATACATGTTCTACCATCATGATCGACACAATCAAGGGATGCCAACCCATCCAGAGATGTATGATGAAGATGGGAATCTTATCCCAACTGATCTCATCGCTCTCAGATTCGATCCTACATTAACTGAGGATGACGAAGAAGACTAACTATTGAACTTATTATGGCAAAATTACCACCGAAACCAACGGTCGCAGAAGTCCTAGACGCTGTTCATAAAGCAAAAACAAAAGCAAAGAAAATAGAGGTACTGCAACAGTATGACTCTAAAGCATTAAGGTACTGTCTCATCTGGAACTATGATGAGAGTCTTAAGAGTGCCTTACCAGATGGTGATGTCCCTTACACACCTAACGATGCTCCAACTCCAGAAGCACAAAGCAAGCTTGCATCTGAGTACAGAACATTGTATAATTTTATTGTAGGAGGAAATTACGATATAAACAACACTCGTAGAGAGGTATTGTTTATTCAACTCCTTGAGTCACTTCATGCTGATGAAGCAGAAGTATTATGTTTAGTAAAGGACAAAAAACTTGCCAAAAAATACAAAATCAGTTTCCCAGTCGTTAAAGAAGCCTACCCCGACATCAGGTGGGGGAACAGGGTCTAAAGTGTGGACTGCAGAAGACAAAACAGAAGCAAAGGAAGTGTATTCAATTGTAATACATGAGGCAGACTGTCCAAAAGAAAAGTCTGAAGATAAAAGTCTTCCTACTACTGCATATCTTGTTGAATATACAGTTGACAACTCTGAAAAGATTCACTATGATGTAACTATTGCAGGGAGAAAAGTTGACATATTTAATTTCTATTATGACAAACTGAAAGGTGGTCTAAAAGATATTAAATATGCAGGAGGAACAAGAAATCCAACTCTTTGGAACAACAGTCCTACACCTGCTAAAACTCGCAAAAGGAAATGAGTAGTGTAATTTTTAGAAAACATCGTGTGTTCAAAGAAACACCCGATGTTATTTTTTATGATATAACTGTAGAAGAATCAAACGCATCTGATTTAGTTGTGCATGAAGGACCTGCAGTATCTCCACCACCTGATTGTGTAGGAGGTAAACAGTTTTATAATCATAGTTTTCAAGATGATTATAATAGAGTTGTATCAGGTGAAAGAACTTTTGAATTAGTAAATTATGATTGGAAGTGTCCATATCATATAATTCATCTCAATAGACAAAGTGGTGCTTTGTTCATACCTCGTGGTACATTTCATAGATCACAGTCAGGAGAGAATGGTTCTATTGTAATCAATCAAGCACATAGGTACGATGGATTCGATGCTAGTGCTGAGTTCTATCCAGTATCTACTGCAGAGAACAGAGAACTCTACAACATATTAAGAAACGAAAAACCAGTTATTCACTCGCCAGGAGAATGAAAGCACTCATCACAGGACACAAAGGTTTCATAGGATCATTCCTATATGATCATCTTACATATCAATTCGGTGATACTATAGATGGTCTTGACTTTCCTGATGATATTGGAGATTTTAAGACAGATAAAACATATGACATTGTAATACATCTTGCTGCATTTGCTGCAATTAGAGAGAGTATAGATAATCCAGATAAGTTTTGGGAAAACAATGTCGAAAAAAGCAGACCAATATTCGATTATTGTAGAGACAATAATGTTCGACTACTTTACGCTAGTACCTCACAAGTTGAAGAGTGGTGGCAGAACCCATACGGTATTACAAAGAAAGTAAATGAGTTTATGGCTCCTCCTAATAGTGTGGGCATGAGATTTCAAACTGTTTATGGAGAGAACAGCAGACCAGACATGTTGTACAGGATGCTAGAAGATAAGACTGCAAAGTATATTACCAACCATAGAAGAGACTGGATTCATGTCAAAGATGTAGTCAGAGCAATATGTTACCTCATTCCTAGCACATACACAGGTACGGTCGATATAGGTACAGGATTGACTGTATCAGTAAAAGAATTAGCAGAGAAATTTGGTCAAGGTGACCTACCTGTGAAGGCAGAGACACCAGGCGAGAGGGACATCACATGTGCTGACACCACTACGATGAGAGAGTTAGGTTGGTTCCCAACCATTGAAATCCTATAGTCAGGGGAAAATCGACTTTTTGTTTACAAAAAAGGGCAAAAAAAATTCGCCAAATTTTTTGACCGTACAGGATTTTCAAAAAAGTAGCAATAATGACATACTTGCAATATAAATAATAATGTGTTAGAATACACACATCGTTCATCCATAGATGATAGAAGCAGTCCTACTGGCATCGCTCCTTGCTGAACACAACGCTTCCCACTGGGAAATGACCTGTTCAGAATGGAACCAAAATAGGATCGAGATACTTAGCGATAAGAATCTTGGATCTGATGCACAGGAGTACCTTATAGATTATTTTCTGACTAAAGTGTCAGGAGACTGTGATGCCTACATCATCGGACGCAAGTAAGCCGACTCGGAACGGGTTCGTTCATCTTTATGTACCAAATTCTGCTTAGTTTAATAGCAATAGGAGCACCACTTGATTGTGAGCATGCTGCTGAATTATTAGATATAGCAGCAAACAATCCTGATAAATCTGAGCAATTAGAGATAACAAAGGTTGTGGTAGCACATACTAATCCTATGTGTTTTAAAGACGCAAAAGCCGACTGAAGGAACGGGGATTAATCCACCCTACTACTTTAGGAGCAAACCAATGGCAAAAGTCACTTATCGTGGTGTCGTTTATGACACAGATACTAAGAAAGCTGCAGCAAAGAAAAAGGTCGATCTCACATATCGTGGAATCGCACATTCTTCTAAGTGATTGTAACTCTAGAGATAATGGCAGCATCTGCTGTCTTTCTCACAATCATTTACGCTGAAGCTAGAATATTGTATGGAAGGGGTTGAACCCCTTCTTTTTTTATGGTATACTATTTGAAATAGGAATTTTTTATGTTACACATGAGAGAACAAATGCTAAGAGCATTACTAGCACATGCTCAAGGCGATATTGCCAAACATAAGGCAAATGTTGAAATTTACCTAGAACACCCTGCAGGTGTTGGTGAACATACTGATATATTAGAGTCTATTGAAAAGGAATTGGATATAATAGCAAAATACCAAGATCAAATTGATATCATCAACAAATATTTTAGATCACCTTCTGATAAAACCTTAAATGGATAAGGCAAAACTGAAGTTAATTGTACAGAACCTTAAATCTCTGGTTGAATTATTAGAATCAGAGGTTTATTCCGATCCCAATGCGTATATTGAGGGTCAGCAAAATTTACCAGTTGATGATTATGACGAAATTTGGGAGGATGATGATGGATACCCAGACTGACGCATTTTACCGTAAAAGAGCGTTTATACTCAAAACCCTCTTTGCTAAATACAGTAAAAGTACCTACCCAAATGCCTCATTTTACAAATGTGCAGATGAGTGGATAGCAAGGAACGAAGCATATCCTGGCGGTTTATACAAATTTTATAAAGACTACTATGCAAAAGAAGACTATCAAATTGGTAAAAGAGGCACTTAAAAACCCTCATCTTTACTCAGAAGCAGAAATGACTTACATGAGAAAAGCAAAAAAAGAACTTAAAAACCAATTAAAAGCACAAAAATTATCTGAACTTAAAAACTCTAAATAGGAGTACACATTACTTTACAATGCCAACATACCCTGTAATTAACTTAAAGACAAAAGAAGAGAAAGAACTCTCTATGTCTATGAAAGAATACGATCAGTGGAGAAAGGATAATCCAGATTGGGACAAAGATTGGTCAAAAGGTGTCGGTGGAACTGCCGAAGTAGGAGATTGGCGAAATAAATTAGATGGTGGTTGGAACGAGGTACTCGATAGAGTTGGGAAACAATCCCCTCGTTCTAATGTCAAGAAGTTTAACAACTATTAACTAAATGCCAAGAAAAAGAAAAGCTGCTGCTGCAGTAGGAATTGGACTAAGTGCTAAACAGATGAGGAGAAAGAAACCCATCAGTAGCGATTATTTGGTAGATATTGTCCCTATTACAGAAAATCAGGAAAAGTTTTTTGATGCATATAAAAAAGGAAAGCATATATTCACTTATGGTGCTGCAGGTACAGGAAAGACCTTTATAACCCTCTATAATGCACTAAAAGAGGTATTGGATGACAGTACACCTTATCAGAAGATATACATGGTCAGGAGTCTTGTAAGCACTCGTGAGATAGGGTTCTTACCTGGCGATCATGAGGATAAATCAGCATTATATCAAATACCATATAAGAATATGGTTAAGTATATGTTTGAGATGTCCACTGATGCTGAATTTGAGATGTTGTATGGTAATTTAAAGACTCAAGAGACAATATCCTTCTGGAGCACCTCATTTATAAGGGGTACAACACTTGATAATTCAATTGTTATCGTTGATGAATGCCAAAACTTGAATTTTCACGAATTAGATAGTATAATAACAAGAGTAGGAGAAGATACCAAAATCATGTTCTGTGGTGATGCTACTCAAAGTGACCTCACCAGAGATAAAGAAAGAAATGGTATCATCGACTTTATGAGAATCTTAGAGCAAATGGAATCAGTAGAGACAATTGAATTTGGTCTTGAAGACATTGTTCGTTCTGGATTGTGTAAAGAATATCTTACTATAAAGTTAGCAATGTCTATGTAATGTTTAATCATGTTCCTGCTGTTCTACCTCCACTGGAGAGAGAAACAGTTGATGGTGTAAGATACTATAAAGTTCCTGATGAGAGTGATTTCATCAAACTTGTTTCAATTACTTCTGTAACTTCTTTCTGGAATAGAGAGAAGTTTGCAAAATGGAGAAAAAAGATTGGAGAAGCAAAAGCAAACGAGATCACTCGTAAGGCAACTTCTCGTGGAACTGATACTCATACTTTAATTGAGCATTACTTATTAAATGAAGAAAGTTTGCCAAAGGTTCAACCTATATCAGATTTTCTATACAAGATTGCTAAACCAACTCTAAACAATATTGACAATATCCACGCATTAGAGGGATCTCTATACAGTAAACAATTGGGTGTTGCGGGAACTGTTGACTGCATCGCAGAATACGATGGAGAGTTAGCAGTTATTGACTTTAAAACTTCTGCAAAACCTAAACCAAGAGATTGGATTGATGGATATTTTGTTCAAGCAGCAGCATATGCTTGTATGTACTATGAACTAACAGGTATATCAGTCAAAAAACTTGTTATAATAATGACATGTGAGGATGGCGAATGTGTTGTTTACGAAGAAAGAGATAAAGCAAAGTATATTAAATTACTCGTTAACTACATCGAATGCTTTTTAAACTACCAACTAGAATTACATGGAAAATGAATTTAACCAAGCGTTAAACAAGAAATTCATGAATCCTGCAAAATTTGCAGTAGAGATTGAAAAACTTGTATTACAAGAAAAGATCAATTACATTGATGCTATAGTTCTCTACTGCGAAGAAAACAGTATTGAAATAGATTCTATTACAAAATTAGTATCTAAACCACTGAAAGAGAAACTAAAATATGATGCACAACAATTGAATTTTATGAAAAAAACTTCTAAAGCAAAACTTCCTTTATAATGTCTACTTTATCATGGTTTCCAATGCCAGTTTATGTTGATAAGGTATTGGGAGAAGCAAAAGAAAAGATAGAAGAAGAACTTTATGCTGTATATGATAAAGCAAAGTTTGCTCAGAATCCTCAATGGACACAAGATACAAACGAACTAAGTGTAGTAAATGATTCATTCTTTACTACAAACGAACTTAAAGATTGCACTATATTTAATGATTGTATTGATTTTCATTTAAAAGAATATCTTAAACAACTAGCAACACCTACAAATTTAGAGTATTTTATAGACAATTCATGGTTAACTAGAACAACTAAGGGTAAGTATATACATCAACATGATCATGGTAATTATGATATATCAGGAGTCTACTATCTAAAGACTAATGGAAATGATGGTAAATTATTTTTTCCTTCTCCACATAGATTATTAGCAGGTAATTTTATAATATCAAGAATAATTGACTATTATCAGCATCTCCCATTAGAAGAGGGTGTTTTAGCAATGTGGCCATCTGTACTTCTACATAATACAGAACCAAACGAAACTGATCATGAGAGAATCAGTGCAAGTTTTAATATTAAATTTAGGTCATGATTAAAATTTTACACAACCCAAAGACTGCAGATTACCTTGATTTTAAAAGATGGGTAAACAGCACAAGTTTTGAATGGAAGTTTAATCCAACATCAACACCTGACATGAATGACTTATCTAAGGTGGATCTACCTTTCTATTGCCACTCATTTATAAAAAGACCAGAGCAATATGGATATCCTGTAATAGATAACCCTCAAGAAACTCATGGTGTTGTTGAGATGTTAAGTGAGATACTAAAGCAAAACCAAATACCTTTCAATAGTTTTATCAGAATAGCAGTAAATGCTGTTCATCCACAAAAAGATGTAACTGCTTCTATACCTCATGTAGATCACACATTTGCACATGGTAACTTAATAATGTATCTGAATAATGCAGGTGGATCTACTTTTGTAAAGAATGAAATGTCATTAAATGATGAGGTGCATTTACCCAAAGAAGATGATATAATATTGTTTACAGGAGAACATTATATGCAAACTCCTAGAGATAAAAGACGAGTAATTCTGGTCGCAACTATGATTTAATTGCATAAATAGTAGTGTTCTAGGAGATATTTTATGGCAGATTTTTTCGATTCCGATATAGTTCGTGATGAGATGCAAGAAATCAATGAGATGCAAGAAGAAATTTATGGGAGAATATTTCAATTCCCAGATCTTCCTGTACCAGAACAAATTGAACATCTAGATGAGTTAGATACTTTGCTTGAAAAACAGCAGGTTCTTTATACTCGTATGAAGTTATCGGATGATCCTCGTGCTAAAGAAATGGCAGAAAACATTAGAAAATCTGCTGTAGTAATGGGATTCCCAAATGATGTTGATTGCAACTTATTATTTGCAAATATGCAAGTAACACTTGAAAAAGTGCGTAAAGGGTTGGAAGCAACACTTGACACATGAGCAAGACAGCTCTATAATAAAGTCACACAGACCAAATCCAATTTAATCCAATTAAATCCTATGTCTTTCGCATCACTTAAGAAACAATCTTCACTTGGCAGTCTTACTGCAAAGTTAGTTAAAGAAGTTGAAAAAACCAACTCAGTTAACAAAGGAGATGAGCGACTCTGGAAACCAGAGGTTGACAAAGCAGGTAACGGTTATGCTGTTATCAGATTCCTACCTGCACCTGATGGAGAAGATCTCCCTTGGGTAAAAATGTATTCCCATGCCTTTCAAGGACCTGGCGGGTGGTACATTGAAAATTCATTAACAACATTGAATCAAAAAGATCCTTGTTCAGAATTCAACACTAGTCTTTGGAATAGTGGTGTGGAGTCTGATAAGCAAATTGCTCGTAATCAAAAGCGTAAGTTAGCATTCTATTCTAACATCTATGTTGTAAAAGATCCTTCAAACCCTGAGAATGAGGGTAAAGTGTTCCTTTACAAGTTTGGTAAAAAGATCTTTGATAAGATCATGGGTGCTATGCAACCTGAGTTTGAGGATGAAACACCTCTAAACCCATTTGATTTCTGGCAAGGAGCAGACTTTAAGGTTAAGATCAAGAAAGTTGCAGGTTATTGGAACTATGATAGTTCTGAGTTTGCTGCAGCAGCACCATTATTAAAAGATGATGATGCTCTTGAGCAATTATGGAAGAAAGAATATTCTCTCTCAGAAATAGTTGCTGCTGATCAATTCAAGACATATGACGAACTCAAAAAGCGTCTTGAGTCTGTATTGAGACTTAACCAAACAACTGCAACTTCACCTGTCTTAGATGAAGAGGCAGAGTTGGAAGACTTAAGCGAGGGAAGATCTCCTGTAGCAAACACTCCAACTGAGGACGATGCACTATCTTACTTTCAGAAGTTAGCTGAAGAGTAAATATAAATAACAAGAGGGATTTACTCCCTCTTTTTTATTCTATCGACTTATTAAAATGGCAGGAATCACACATAATCACTTTGTAGTGACATATACAGACAATGCAAGTGGTAATTTCACTGCAGATGTATATGCGAAAGATGCTGATGATGCTAAGAAGAAAGTTCTAATACTTTATCCTTGGGCACTTAGTCTTTCAGCAAGTGCAGGTGCAGCATAAAGATGTCACGCAACAAAGTTATTGCATACTCAGATGCTAGTGGCAACTGTAGAGTAGTAATTCCCACAATGGATTGCCCTCTATCGGATGATGCTGTAATAGCAAAAGATATACCTACATCTGACTATTCATTAATTGAACCATCTGCATTACCATCTAATCAGTTTAGAGATGCTTGGAAATACGACCACAGTTTACAATCTGTTGGTGTAGATCTAACTGTAGCAAAAACTAAGACAACAGAAATTTTAGAAGCACAATATCTTGCTATCGCAAAAGAAAATGCAGATATTCAATCAATAGCAGACATGAAGGGTGAGTCTGCATCTCTTAAATCAAACCCTGCAGTACCATATACCACAATAACTAATGCAACTAGTGTTGCAGAACTAGAGGCACTTCTTTAAGTGTCTTTTAATTTTTTATTGATAAACTGAGAAGACTTAGTATATTCTAGAGCTTCTTTCATATCCATCATAAACATAGTTAGATATTCTCTTCTCATAATTTTAATATTTCTTTTCGCTTCATTAACTCTAGTTTCTGCTAGGAAGTTACTGATAGGTACGACTGGATTTATTGTGGTATTGAATACTAATGGATTTGGTATTGTATAATCTGCGTCTACTATTTGACCTGCAGGAATAATTAATTTACCTTCAGCATTTCTGACTTCCTCAGTCTCATGATGTCTTGTGTCATTTATTGCTAGTCCATACTTATCTTCACAGTATTGATATAACACATTACTGCTCATTGGCCATTCTTCTCTTACATTAATAATATTTGCTGTTACTAATATAATCCAATCTAATTGAGAGTTACCATATATTTCTTCTGCTACATTATCAGGTCGCATACCTTCTTTTATTGTATATGACCTTAGAAATGTAACTGCAGAAAAAACATCATTCCTAAGTTTTGCTCTTAGAAATAAATTCTTAATAGTGACATAATTGTCATTATTAGGTGAACTTGTTAATGGATTTTTGTACCTGATGTCTGGTACATGTTTAAAATAGTGTTTTGACATTAGTAACCTACTGAATCAACTTTTTCATGATCTTCCCTATAGATAGGATTAAGTTCTTTAAA